ATGACTATTGCAATGGCAGCATCGCCTCGATCATTGGCGGTCCTGTCGTAGGCGCCTGCTTGTGCGACTGCTTGCACCTCGACGACTTGGCCGCGCTCTTGACCGAAAAAGGTCTGGACAAGCGTCCCGAGGGCAAATGAAAGGCATGCGCCTGATTGTCGTCATTGGCGCTGCGCTGCTGTTCGGCTGCACCGCGCCCACGAAATCAGTGCCGCCATCGGCGTATTGCCCTAAGCCCGACGCAAGCGCGATATGCGCCGGCTGGGTGCCGATCATCACGCACGCCGACGACCTGAAGCTGATGGACCCGCGCACGATCGAAGAGATCGATGCGCATAACGGCTATGGATTGCTGAAAGGCTGCTGGACGCAGCGGCATTGAAAAATAATCAAAACGGCTGATTTGTCATGCGAGGCGGAAAACGAGAAGGCGCTGGGAGGAAGAGGGGCAGCCCCAACAAAGCCAGTGCAGCCCGTGAAAAAGCGGTAGCCGCCTCAGGAACCACGCCACTCGATTACATGTTGCGTGTGATGCGGGATCGAAACGCATCGGCCGATCGAAGGGACGAAATGGCGAAAGCGGCAGCGCCGTACGTCCATCCGAAACTGAGCGCCGTCGAGTTCAATGGCCAGGTCGACGTTCAAGTGGAGGAAGTGCGGCGCACGATCGTCGACCCCAGCCGGCGGACATGATCCTCGACATCCCGACAGCACGGGTATTCCAGCCGCTGCTTGGCCGGTCGCGCTACAAGGGAGCGCATGGCGGCCGCGGCTCAGGCAAGTCGCATTTCTTCGGCGATGCGATGATCGAGCGTTCGATCTGCCAGCGCGGGCTGAGCGGTATGCATTCGCGAGGTGCAGAAGTCGCTTGATGAGTCGGTGAAGCGCCTGCTGGAGGACAAGATTGGCGCGCTGGGCGTCAACAGCCTGTTCCGGGTGCAGGAAAGCAAGATCAGAACGCCTGGCGGCGGCCAGATCATCTTCCAGGGCATGCAGGATCACACGGCGGAGTCGATCAAGTCGCTGGAGGGCTACGACATCGGCTGGGTCGAGGAGGCGCAATCGCTTTCAAAACGCAGCCTGCAGCTGCTCAGGCCGACGATTCGCAAGCCGGGTTCCGAACTATGGTTCTCGTGGAACCCGGAAAGCGACGAGGATCCCGTGGATGTGCTGTTGCGGGGTCCGCACCGGCCGGCAGACGCCGTCGTCGTCGAAGCGAATTGGCGGGACAACCCGTGGTTCACGCCAGAGCTTGAGGAAGAGCGAGCGCGGGATCAGGCGGCCGAGGACGATGATTACGGCCACGTCTGGGAAGGTGAATATGTCTCCATCTCCGAGGCGCGCATCTTCCGCAAGCGCGTCATGGTAGAGGAATTCGACGCACCACCTGAAGGGACACGCCTGTTCTTCGGGGCGGACTGGGGCTTCTCAGTCGATCCGACGGCGCTGATCCGAAGCTGGATCCTCGACGATGTGCTTTACATCGATCACGAGGCCTTCGGTTACCAGGTCGAAATCGATGGAACGGCCGAACTGTTCGACACGGTTCCACAATCGCGCGCGTGGCCGATCAAGGCCGACAGCGCGCGCCCGGAAACGATCAGCTACATGCGGCGCCAAGGATTCCAGATCGACGCCGCCGAAAAGTGGGATGGCTCGGTCAAGGACGGGATCGCGCACCTCAAGGGCTTCAAGCAGATCAAGGTCCATCCGCGCTGCGTAAACATCGCGCGCGAGTTTCGGCTGTATTCGTACAAGGTCGACAAGAAGAGCGGCGATGTCCTGCCGATCATCGTCGACAAGTTCAACCATGGGATTGACGCCTTGCGCTACTCACTCGACGGGTACATCCAGCGCCGCGGCGGCACGGGCGTATGGGCGAAGCTGGCGGGTGCGGCATGAGCCGGAAGAACCGCCGCATGCACAATCCGAGGGAGGCATCGCAGCTTCCCGCGTCCGTCGGCAAGCGCTGGATGGCGCAGGACAGCTTCGCGAACTTCGAAGCGCGCGTCGGGTACGGCACGGACAATCAATCATCGGCCGCGGGGTACCAGTTCGACTTCATCAGCCGCAACCGCGTGCAGATGGAGGCCATGTATCGATCGAGCTGGATCGTCGGCCAGGCGGTCGACGTCGTCGCCGAGGACATGACGCGCGAGGGAGTGGAGATTCGCGGCGAGCTTGACCCGAAGACGCTAGAAAAGCTGACCCGGGCCGAAAAGCGCCTTGGTCTGTGGCAAGGCCTGTGCGACACCATCAAGTGGTCGCGCCTGTACGGCGGTTCCGTCGGCGTGCTTCTGATCGACGGCCAGAACATGGCCACGCCGCTGAAGCTCGACACGATCGGCCGCGGTCAGTTCAAGGGCATTTACGCGATGGACCGGTGGCTGGTGCAGCCGTCGATGAACGACCTGATCACCGAGTTCGGGCCGCAGTTGGGCCGGCCGCGCTATTACGACATCGTCGCCGACGGGCTCGCATTGCGCCGGCAGCGTATCCATCACAGCCGCGTGATTCGGCTCGATGGCGTCGACCTGCCGTACTGGCAGCGGTTGAGCGAGAACCTGTGGGGGCAATCGGTGATCGAGCGGTTGTTCGATCGCTTGATCGCATTCGATTCCACCACCACCGGGGCCGCGCAGCTGGTCTACAAGGCCTATCTGCGCGCGTACAAGGTCGAGGGCCTGCGCGACATCATTGCCACGGGTGGCCCTGCACTCGAAGGCCTGGTGAAGCAGATCGAGATGATCCGGCGCTTCCAATCCAATGAGGGGATCACCCTCATGGATGCGAAGGACGAGATGGTGACCAACACCTACACCTTCGCGGGCTTGGATAGCGTGCTGTTGCAATTCGGCCAGCAACTTTCCGGCGCGATGCAGATCCCGCTGGTGCGTCTGTTCGGGCAATCTCCGGCCGGCCTGAACTCAACCGGCGAGTCAGACCTGAAGACGTACTACGACCGCATCAAGCAGGAGCAGGAACGCCGGCTGATGGAGCCGGTGTCCCTGGTGTACGACATCTTGCACCGGTCGGAGATCGGCAAGGAGCCTGACGACTCCTTCAATTTGGAATTCACGCCGCTCTCACAGCTTGGCCACGTGGAACGCGCGCAGGTGTCCGCGAGCGTCACGACGGCCGTTACCTCTGCCTTCGACGCCGGCCTGATCAGCGAGCAGACGGCGCTGCAGGAGCTGAAGCAGTCCAGCCAGGTGACGGGCATCTTCACCAACATCACGGACGATCAGATCGAGGCAGCCGATTCCGAGCTGCCGGACTTGAGCGAACTCAATGATCCGAACGCAAACTCGGGCAGCGCGGGACGAGGCGCCGACCCGGCGGCGAAGCCGGAACCCGATCAAGTCAAGGGCAGCGGAGACCCAGTACGCGCAGCAGCTTAGGAAAGTCGCGCGCCAGGTCGGGCATCTGATCAATGGATTCGACGCGACCGATCCGAGCGTCGTGCCGACGATCCGCCAGATGCTGGAGAGGTACGCGGAAGCATTGGAACCGTGGGCAGTACAGACGGCCAGCCGGATGCTGCTCGATGTCAACAAGCGCGACGAGAACGCCTGGGCGGAACTGACGCGGGAACTCTCGCTGGGCATCCGGCGCGAAGTGCGCGCGGCTCCCACTGGCGAGGCTTTGCGCACGCTGCTTGGCGAACAAGTGGCGCTGATCAAGTCTTTGCCGCTGGATGCGGCGCAACGTGTGCACGAGCTGACGCTCAAAGGGCTGGAAGATTCAACCAGGGCCAGTGAGATTGCAAAGGAAATCGCGCGCTCGGGCGAAGTGTCGATGAATCGGGCGACGTTGATCGCGCGCACGGAGGTTGCGCGCACCGCTTCCACACTGATGCAGGCGAGGGCGCAGCACGTCGGCAGCGTCGAATACATCTGGCGTACGGCCGGCGACTCGGACGTGCGCGAATCGCACCGGAAGATGGCGGGCAAGGTTGTCCGCTGGGATACACCACCGCACCTGTCCGACGGAACGGTCACGCACGCGGGACAGATTTACAACTGCCGGTGCTACCCGGAACCGATCTTGCCGGAAGACTGAATCATGGCGATGAAAGCAGGCACGACCACCGATCGCGCGTCGTTCTACGTGACGCAGAAGATCGGCCCGAAGCGCTCGCTGACGCCCGAGGGATTCCTGCTGTGCGAGGACGTGCCGGTCGCGCGCATCGGCGAGATGCTGTACGGAGAGGATGAAGTTCCGGTCGAGGGCGATGGCAGCGGCATCATTCGCGTCACCCGCGATCCGGATGAAGTTTTCCGCTCCGAGACATTGGCCAGCGGTGAAGGAAAGCCGGTCACGCTGTCGCATCCCGATGAATTCGTGGAACCCGCGAACTTCGGAGCGCTGGCACGTGGCTCGATGCTCAACGTGCGGCGCGGCGAAGGCATTCAAGACGACCTGATGATCGCCGATCTGCTGATCACCGAAGCGCAGGCGATCGACGCCGTGCAGCGCGGCGGCATCGAAGAAGTCTCGCTCGGCTATCAAGCCGATTATGAGCAAGCGGCACCCGGGCGCGGGGTACAGCGCAACATCGTCATCAACCACGTCGCGCTAGTGGAGCGAGGCCGCTGTGGCCCGCGCTGCGCCATCGGAGATAGTGATATGGGCACCCAGAAGAAGCGTTCGTTCAAGGACATGCTGATGCGTGCATTCAAGGCCAAGGATGCCGACGAAGTCGAGAAGCTGGCCAAGGAAGCCGAAGATGCCGAGTCCGACGAGGAGGAAGGCAAAAAGAAGGACAGCGAAACCGCGGACGCGATTCGCGCCCTCGACAAGAAGTTCAGCGATCGCTTCACGGCGCTGGACGAGGAGATGAAGGAACTCAAGGAAAAGGTCGAGGACGACGACGAAGATGATGACGGAGACGAAGGCGCCAAGAAAAAGACCGACGACACCGTCATCAATGCCGAAACCGGCGAGAAGCTCGACGACGCCGGCGTGAAGCTCTACACCGGTGACGCCATGCGGGTGATTGCCCAGCGCGCCGAAATCCTCGCACCTGGCACCAAGGTTCCAACCTTCGACGCCAAAACCACCGATGCGCAGCGCGTGGCGGCGCTCTGTTCGTGCCAGCGCAAGGCGCTCGAGCAGGCTTATGCCACCGATCACGGGCGCGAACTGATCGATCCGCTGCTCTCGGGCAGCACCATCGGCAAGTTGCCGCTTTCGCAGCTCAATATTGCCTTCACGGCGGCCAGCGAGATGATGAAGCAGCACAACAACGCCGGCGCAGCGCGCACGAACGTCTCGACCCGCGACTTCGGCAAGCCGATGACTGCCGCCGACGTCAACAAACGCAACGCTGCATTCTGGAACGATCGCAGCAAAGCCCACTGAGTCCACCCGGACGATCCCCACCCAGCAGGAGTTAAGTCATGACCAGTTTCCTGTATCGCATGCCGTCCGGGATTCCGGGCGACATTTCCCGCCGCGAGAACATGACGATCGAGTCGGTTCCTCTCGATCCCAATACCCCGTTCTCGGCGTATGGCCTTTTCGGCAAGATCGCCAGCGGCAAACTGCAGCCAATCACCACGGGCGACACTGCAGCCTCCGTGTACGGTCTGCTTGTCCGCGCGTATCCGACCGCGAGCGCGCAGGATCCGCTCGGCACCGCAACGCCGCCCACCAGCGGCATCGCCAGCGTGGAGCGCCGCGGCTACATGACCGTGAAGCTGAACTCCGGTACTGCGGCCCTCGATGGCCAGGTGTACGTGCGCGTCGCGGCACCTTCCGGCCCGAAGGTCATCGGCGGCATCGAGGCGGCTGCGGACAGCACCAACACCATCGCCATCACCAACTGCACCTTCATGGGCGCGGCGGATGCCTCCGGCAACGTCGAGATCGCCTACAACATCTGATCCACCCACTCGCTGACACAAACCGGGCCGCCGCAAGGCGGTTTTTTTGTGGGCGCAATTTGAGGACAAATCGATGAACCAGAAGCAGCTTGTCCGTGTCGTGCGTGGGGTCTACACCCGCGACCAAGGCATGATGACCTTCGATCGCGCGACGATCGATTCCGCCGGTTCCTTTCTGATCGGCGAGCTCGAGCGTCTCGATCAGACGTTGCACGCACCGCTGGCTGCCGTGACCTGGGGTCGCGATATCCAGCTGCGCGAAGACGTGTCGATCGCCGACGAGGTTTCGAGCTTCACCAATTCCAGCTTCGCAGCCGCCGGCGGTCCCTCGCCGAACGGCAAGAGCTGGATCGGAAAGGATGCGAACGCTATCCAGGGCCTCGCGCTGGATATCGGCAAGACGCCGAATCCGTTGACCCTGTGGGGCATGCAGATCGGCTGGACGATCCCCGAGCTGGAGTCCGCACAGCGTCTCGGCCGCCCGGTCGACGCGCAGAAGTTCGACGGCATGCAGCTGAAGCACAACATGGACTGCGACGAGCAGGTCTACATCGGCGATCCGGTGATCAACGTTCCGGGCTTGGTGAACAGTTCGGCCGTCACCGCCACCAATGCCGTTACCGGCAACTGGGGCACGGCGACACCAGCGCAAATCCTGGCCGACGTGAACGCGATGTTGAACAACGTGTGGGAGGGTTCAGCGTTCGCAGTGTGCCCGGACAAGGTGCTGATGCCTCCGCTGAAGTTCAGCCTGCTGGTGAGCACGCTGATCAGCTCCGCGGGCAACATCTCGGTGCTCGAATTCATCAAGAAGAACTCGATCTGCAACTCGATCAACGGCCGCGAGCTCGACATTCAGCCGGTGAAGTGGCTGACCGGGCGTGGCGCATCGGGTGCCGATCGCATGGTTGCGTACAGCAACAACCGCAACTACGTCCGCTGGCCCATGGTGCCACTGCAGCGCACGCCGCTTGAATATCGCGGCATCCATCAGCTCACGACCTACTTCGGCCGCCTGGGCGTGGTCGAGTTCGTGTATCCGGAAACCCTCGGCTACGTGGACGGAATCTGACGGAGAGCCGCGGCCCACGCCGCGGCGACCCCCCAACTGGCGCAAGCCAAGAGAGAGGTATCATGGCGAAGAAAATCACCGTCGCGAAGGCGTTCACCTTCACGCATTCCGACGGCCATCAGCAATCCTTCCACGTGGGCGTGCACAAAGACGTGCCTGACGAAGTCGCAAGCCACTGGTACACGAAGTCGCATCTCGATGCCGGCGACGCGGAAGCGGACGCCGGTGAGGGCGACAAGAAGTCCGGCAAGAAAGAGGCCGGTGAGGGCGACAAGAAGTGAGCGTTGACGCCGCGAAGTTCCGGTCCGATTTCCCCGAATTTTCGGATACGTCGAAGTATCC